AACTGTTTTCTAGTTTGAATATAAAAATGTAATAAAAAAGAGTTGTAATCTCAGTAGATTACAACTCTTATTAGCGTCCTGGGAGGGATACTATAAACCTTATAACGACGGGTTTCATGGGCTTTCGGGTCCCTAACGGGTCCCTAAAAATCACATTGCACTTATTATTTGTGTTGCTTTTGCATCTTCTTCTTTGTATGTTTCTTCAAGTAAATGTGAATAAAATTCGGTAGTAACTGATATATTTTTGTGTCCTAGTCTTTTCGAAATGTAATATATAGAAATGCCTTTGGCTAGTAAATATGAACAGTGAGTATGACGTAAAGCATGTGAAGTGATTTCTTTGATACCTAGATTGTTACAATATTTTTTTAAACGTTTGTTAACTGCATTGTTTGTTAGTTCACCAAAGATAGTACCGTCAATTGTTCTAGGTAATTGATCAATAGATTTAATGATATAATTCATATCTTTTGGACTAATGGACACATAACGTGGAGATGAATCAGTTTTATGTTCATCAATATATATTTCGCTTTTAATTTGATTGATATATTCACGCTTTAGATTTAAAGCACCACTTATGCGACAACCAGTACAAATCATGATGAATAGTACGAGTGATGATGCGTTGTCTTTAGTCATCAAATACTGTTTTAACACTTCATAATCTTTTAGATTGATATACTTACTATATTCACTTTTATTAGGGTTATTAGCTCTATAATTAACCTTAAAGGTAGGGTTCTTTGCAATAAGCCCTTCGTATACTGCATCGTCTAATGATGTTCTTATATAGCCATTTAATTTTCTTATAGACTCTTTTGAATGATTTTTTGAAAATTCATTAATAAAATCTTGATAGTGATACCTGGATAAATCTTTCAGCTTTTTCTTGCCAATAGGGTGGTTATTGATATGTTCTATAGCAGCAGCGTAAGACTTATATGTTTTAGCTGTTACAGTCGATTTCTTAAACGTTTCACACCACGTTTTAAAATAGTCATACAGGGTTAAATTAGGTTCATAATCAATGCCTTGTTTTAACTCATTTAACTTATCTAATCCAGCAGAATTAGCTTCTCTTTTTGTTCGAAAACCTTTTTGTCTATACCGTTTACCTTCATACTTAAATTCGTATTGCCATTTTTTACCGTCATAACATCGTGTTTGCATGTTATCCCTCCTCAAAAAAGGTAAAAAATAATAAGGGTAGGCGGACTACCCTAAAAATGTAAAAAAGAGTATGTGAAAATGTACTCTTTTTTGAGTGTTAACAATAGAGAGTTAGAATCAACTAAATTCATTTATTTGCATTATATTTATTAGAATTGTTACCAAAATTATTAAAATAATAAAATATAAAATTATATAGATTAATATAATTTTAATAGTTAACTTCTTTTCTTGAATTTTCACAATTACATAAAGTGAATGTAGGAAAGTGATGGTAATTATGAAAATAATGCCGAAAAGAAAATAAAACATAATTTTAAAAGTCCTTTCTAGCAATCAAAATAAGATTTAAGGATTAGTGTTTAGTTGTTTTATCCTCTATTTTATTATTATCTTTAAGTACATTGTCTGCATGACGGTCGCAAGCAGATAATGATAAAGTTGCCATCATAATAACTGCTATAATAAATTTAAATTTCACAATAAACACCCCCATATCATAGAATTAGATATCCTAGAAATGAGATTATACTTACAGCTAAAAAAGCCAATGAAATTGTTCTACATGTGTGTTTATAAGTTATCCCTTCAGTTTGTGATAAAAAGAAACTGAAAATAAATAAAAAAATACTAATTAAAAATAAACCGATAATCACATAGATCAATGTATTCATCCCCTTAGATTAAGTTTATTTCATCTTGACCATATGCAGTAACTAAATGCGAATTATATAATTATAAAAAAATAAAATTATATAATATTATCACGATAATAGAGATAAAAACTATGGTTAATACCGTCCACATGGTATAAGCTCTTTTGAAAATTTGTTCGTTCGCTTTTATAAGTTTATAAATATTGATGATTAACAAAATAATATTTACAATTAGTAAAATTAATAGGCATTCAATAACTAATGTCATCATCTACGACTCCTTTGGACTTACTGTCTTTTTTCATCAATTTCTCTGGCGTATTTTTGTAATTTTCTGCGTGTTTTTATAATACTTTCCTTTTTAGGACGTGACTTCCTAAAAACATTACCTCTGTTAGTTCTAACGGTATAAAAAATTTTCCTCAGTTTAACTTGATAATTAATTATTTTCATTATATTTCTCCTTTATAAATTTATATTAAAGAGTCGCTAGGACACTATTAATCACATTGTTAAATCATAAACATGATTAAATTCGTTTATGTAATCCATTTTATTTTCCATTTTTTCTTTCAAAAAGGTTAAGTAATTTTCTGGATGGTGCACTTCATTAACTGACATATAATCATCTAGACCATTATGTAAATGCCTTCTAATAATTTTTAACGCTATGTTTGTTGCTTGGAAACTTATTTGATACTTACTTGAAATCTGTTCAATATTAAAATCGTTTTTATACTTATACCTTATATGCAACGGGAACAATAAACATGATGCAAAAGAATTTGCCTCATATTCTTCAGCAAGTCTTCTATAATAGTCTTTATAAGTGAATAGTTTGTTTAAATTAACTCCAGTGTGTCCCATTACAAAATGACCATACTCGTGTGCTAACGTAAATCTTAAGCGATTCATTGGGAGAGAATCATTATAAACTATAATCGCTTTATTTCCTTTCCTAATATGAAAAGCTTCTTGCGAACCAAAAATTGAAGGTATCTTAAAATATAAAGTTCCAGTTTTCTGAGAAAATTCAGAAAAAGTTACCAACTTAATACGTTCATCTGATGATATTACTTTCAAAATATCTAAAGGATATGAAAGATTAATTAATCCTTCAGTTATTTCGTATACCGCTTTAGCAGATTTAAAAAAAGATTTTTCGTAATTCAATTTCAATTAAAAAGCCCCTTTGTTACTTAGTCAAATCGTCCCAGTCATCAAACATAGTTTCTAATATAGTTAAGGCTTTTTGTCTTTGTGCCTCTGTCATATTTTCTGTAGCTCGATGCATAATAAGAATATCTTCGCTTTTATCCTCGCCAGCATATTCATCTTTTTCTCTACCTAATAAGTAGTCAACAGATACATCGAAGTAGTCGGCTACTTTTTGAATTTTATCAATGCCAGGTTTAGTTTTTTCCCATCTTCTTATTTGTCCGTTAGAAAAACCTAAAATCCTTTCTAATTCAGCAAAAGTAAGGCTTTGTGAGTTACATAAGTTGCGTATTCTTTGTACTAAATTCATAAAATTCTCCTATCACAGTTAACTTTTTTGTTATTTGTGTTTGACAAATAGCATATAAGTTATTATACTGTATTTAAGCTTTAAATTTAGCCATTAAACAAATAACAAATATTCGTTGGGGAACGAGTGATAGCGACCGATTTAACAGTGCTAAATAGCGTTGTTATAGGTTTATTAAGCTATGCTTAAATATTAGCACAAAAGTTATTTTATTTCAATGGATAATTTATATGCTTAGCAAAAAAGTTAATGGAGGTGTAATAATGGCAACTACAGAATTCGGTATGAAAGTAAGAATGGAATTACTAAAACGTAACATCACGAATAAACAACTTGCTGATATGTTAGGTATTTCAAGTGCTTACTTATCAGACATATTACGTGGACGTAGAGATGCATTCGAACAAAAGAAACGTATTGCAAAAATCTTAGAAATTAAAGAAGAGGTGAAAAATTAATGAATGAAGTTCAACAACTATTTAATTTAAAGCGAAATGAAGATGGAACAGTTGCAGTAAGTGGTCGTGAACTACACAAAGGTTTAAAAATCGGAACTCGATATGATAAATGGATTGAACGAATGATTGAATATGGTTTTGAAGAAAATATCGATTACATTATCCAAAGTGAAATAGTACACGGTCAAAAAAGGGCACGTACTTATGAACAAGAAAATCACATCATGACACTAGACATGGCGAAAGAGATTTCAATGATACAACGTAGTGAAATCGGAAGAAAAATCAGAGGTTACTTCATCAAAGTTGAAAGACAACATAACGAGTTAGCAAGTGCTTATGGAATTAATTCATTAGATGATATGAACCAACTCATTGAACAGTTAGTAAGTGACAAACTTGATTATTTAATTTCAACAGGACAAGTGAGTAATCAAAAATTAGAAGAATTGAACGATAAATTCGAGGGAGAATATGTGACTCCACAAGACATAGACGCAATCAAGTTTGCTATCAAATCTAAAGCAGAACAAATTCTAGGTAAAGCTGGTATCCAAGTGACAATCGATGAATATTTAGTCGGAGATGTTTATGAACAAGCATTAGCAAACAAGAAAGCTAAAGAAGAGTATCGTCATCAATTAGGAAAAGTTAAATCTAAATTATTAGTTAAGTCTAAAAAACATCTTGGTATGAAAGGTAACGCACCTAACAACCACATCAAACGTAAAGACGTAGACCTAGTAATTCAATTCATCAAAGATGTTAGACCATCTGCGATTGAAATATAGGAGGAATCATGATGACACCAGAACAAAGAAACATACTTACGATTGTTCATTATTACTTACAAATGGATAGTAACGATGAATCAGAAACATACGAACACACTATAGAAGAAGCAGGCAAGATAGAAACAATAGAAGTAAGCAGAGAACAACACTTAGAAGAAGTAATGCGTTGGGCAGCTCAAGAATTAGAAAAACACTTCGAACTATTACCAGAACCCAAAAATGATTAATACCCACAATCGAACAAACAACTTAAAGGAGTGAATGGAATGCGAGAAGAAAATAAAAAAGTCATCTATTACTACTATGACGAAGAAAGCAATAGACGACCTTTAGGTGTAGATGATCAAAAGCAACTAAACTTTCTATTAGATGAAAAATGGATCGAGCATATAAAACGAGAATTTCCATTAACTATCAATAACTTATACATGCAACTAGATGGTAATGAATTTAAGTTAGATTAAATTTTTTAGATAGATATTGAAAAGCAAGCCTACTTAATAAAGTTACTGACATGCTCGATGTTTGTTTAGCAACACGTTTCACTTCATTCCAAGTTTCGTCATTGCGAATATTATCTAAGAATTCATGACCATAAAAAGTGATATTACCAATTTGATAGTAATTAATATTATTGTTTGCAACATCAACTCGTGCATCTAAAATGCCAGCTTCGTTTAATTTAGACAAGCAATACATTAATTCACTAAAATTATAATTTTTATATACTTCATAATCTTGAAAATTATATGTAACTAACATAGTTTCGAAAGGCTTCTTTTCTTCAATCTCTAATAATAAGTCTCGAATACAATCATGATTTAGTTTCATATTTATCCACCTCCTAATAAGGAGTATAGCAGAAAAAGTTATAAAAATTATAAACACCCACAATCGAACAAACAACTTAAAGGAGGAAATGGAATGAACGAAGAAAAATTAAAGATGCTTCTCTTACTACTTGAAGATGTGCCGAGAGACGACTGGAATAGATTAGTAAACGAAGTGAATAATCAATACAGTTACCAAGCTGACAAGGTAGGACTTGCCAGTGATAACTGCAAACAAATAGCGAATAACTATAAGCGCTATGGTTTTTAAGATGGATAAGGATTATTGTTATTCTTTTCATCTCTAACATTAATGTCGAAATACAAAACGTGATCTAAACTGACAACTCTATCTTTCGGCTGAATGATGTGTAGAGTTTTGTTTTCGGCATCTTTCCGACGTTCTTGCACTTTAATAACTTCGCCATTAATTAAATGTAAATCTAAAGAAATAACGTTTTCCATATCTAAATATTGACTGAGCAAACTTTTATGCATAAATCCACCTCCCTTCATAAAGGGATAACAACATTATACACGAAAGGAGTATCTAAGATGACACAAACTTTAACTGTATCTGTACCCATACCCGACACACACGTACTTGTCGCTAAAGATGAATACGATGAGTTAATAAATTACTCACTAGATCCAGTTTGGGACTTAAAAGAATTGAAACGCAAATTGAAAATGTCATCTGACGACACTATTAAAGACAGATTACTATTCAATCCTAAATTTGAGAAATTACTTAAAAAGCAAGGTATCGCACATTATCCAGATGAGAGTTTAAATCGTTGGAGATTCAACGCTAGAAAGATGAATAAGTTCATAGAAGAACATTTCGAAGAAATACATGGAAAGGGGAGATAAACATGAAATCACACGACATAGCATTCTTAATCGCATTACTATCATGGATTGTACTATCACTAGCACTTACATTTGCAGGTATCTACTTCACAACTGCATTAGGTCTCGCAATGTTAATTAGTATCGCAGCATTTGTATTTTTCGAATATGAGTTTTTTCAAATAAAAAAAGACTGAATGCTAACGGCAATTAGCAAACAGTCAAAACAAACAGTCACATAATTTAACTACTATTAATGTATCACGGAGGTACAAATGAAACAACATAAATTTAAACGAATGGCACATGATTTGATGGACTTGATACCAAATAATCGTTTTCAAGTTGACTATAAATACGATGTTATTTGGTTCTCACATTACCATACAAACGGTGTGAGCGTGCTTCAAATAGACAACACAATTCATTCAGAAGGTGAAATGCTAACCAATTTTGAACTAGCTAAAAAAGTAATCAAAGGAGAGTGTTTGATAGATGAGTAACATTTACCAAATTAACGATAAATTCTTATCAGTTTTAAACATGGCTGATGAAGATGTTGATCCACAGGTTATACAAGACACATTAGACTCAATCGAATTAGAACTAAATGAAAAAGTAGATAACATTGTAGGACTTAAACGCAGTGTTGATTCAGATGTGGACGCTATTGATAAAGAACTTAAACGTCTACAAGAGTTGAAAAAATCAAAAGTAAAATTTTCAGACCGTTTGAAAGGTTATCTCTCTGACATGTTAGATCAACGACAGTTAGATAACTACAGAACATCTAAAAACTACATTTACAAACGTAAAAACGGTGCGAGTAAAGATGTAATAGATGAATCTAAAATACCTAAAGAATACTGGGTATCACAAGCACCTAAACTTAATTCAAAAATGCTCACTGATGATTTAAAAGCAGGCAAAGAAATACCAGGAGCTCAACTTAAACAAACAGTTAGTTTGGTGGTGAAGTAGATGACTGAATCAAATGTTGAACAATCTGACATACTGCAAGAGTTAGGTATAGAAGAGATTAATGAAGATACTCAAAACTATTATTCAATTATGGCATATGGTAAGTCCGGTACAGGTAAAACAACTCTAGCAACTAGAGAAAACAACGCATTTATTATCGATATCCACGAAGATGGAACTCAGGTAACGAGAGAAGGTTTTGTTAAGAAAGTTGATAATTATATCGCCTTTCGAAATACGATAGCGAGTATCGAAAAGATAGTAAATGCAGGTAGACAAAAAGGAAAGTTAATTGATGTGGTTGTAATTGAAACAGCGCAAAAATTAAGAGATATAACACTTACGCATGTAATGAATACACACCAAGTCAAAAAAGCAAGAATACAAGATTATGGCGAAACGTCTAAATTAATTGTTAATTCAGTTAGACATTTATTAAAGGTTAAAGACAAACTCGGATTTCACGTTGTACTTACAGGCCATGAAGGACTTAACTCAGAGGATAAAGATGAAAACGGAAAGATTATTAACCCTAGAATATCAATTGAAGTACAACCAGCAATACACAATAACTTAGTAACTCAGTTTGACATTATAGGACATACATTTATAGAAGATCATACAGATGAGAATGGAAACGCGACACATGATTATGTGTTTTCTGTAGAACCTTCTAATTTATACACAACTAAAGTTAGACATAATCCGCAAGTAACAATCAATAATCCGAATATTAAAAATGCTTCAATTTCAAAAATTGTAGATATGGCACAAAACGGAAACTAAAAAACTAAAAGGACGGTAATTAATTATGAAAAAAAATGACATAACACATCAACCACCAGAAGCAGTTGATGTAGTTAAATTAATTAAAATTATTTGTCTGAAAGGTAATGGTAACGAAGATCCTATTAGGAAAGTTGAAAGATATTATGACTTAAATGGCACATTTATATTTGAAAAAAGCATTTAATCTTTATTAATAAATTCATTTGCTTCAGAAATACTAATTTCTAAACTTACTAAAGCCGTTAAAGCGTGTAAAAATTTCTTTAAGTCTTGTACATCTTTATCAACGTGTTTTCTAACATAATGTGTTTCATCATTTCCAATCCAACTAGCTGCACGAGCTAAATTATTAATTCTTATATCATCAATATCAGAAATGCATTGTCCAAGTTGTTGGGTTGATACTTTAGACTCATCTTTGTCTTTGCATTTAATTAAATAATCTTTAACAAGAAATTCAATTGCTTTTCTATAACCAATACCAGCTAAATGATCAAATCTTAAAGCTTCTGCATTTGAACTTTGAGTAATAATATTTTTGAATTCTTGACTTATTTCATCAATTTCACTTGGATATTCGAACAATGTCTCAGGCATAGGTTTTTCATTATCCATTTTAAGTTCAGCAATGGAACCTCCCGGTGTGAAATTAACCTTATAGGTTTGCAAAAAATGCTTATTACAACTAGGGCATTGTAGAGTTATTGACACTGGAAAATATCTATTACTTGTATCAAATGGAGTTGAACTTAATATAGACGGACTTATCTTAGATTTACACCAAGGACAATAATTTGGTAACTCTATCTCATACTTTCCGTGTGCACTTCCTTGAGTATTTAACAACAGAATTTTGCGTTTCAAAAATATCACTCACTTTCAAAAATTAGAATTAAATATATTATACAAAAATAACATAAAGGACGGTAATCAATTATGAAAATTTCAGGACAAGCTCAATATATTAAAGAAACAAATCAAGAAAAGTTCTATAACGGTACAACAGGTTTTCAAACTGGAGAATTCACAGTAAAAGTTAAAAATATTGAATTTAATGATAGAGAGAATAGATATTTTACAATCGTATTCGAAAATGATGAAGGTAAACAATACAAACACAATCAATTTGTTCCACCTTACAAATATGATTTCCAAGAAAAACAATTGATAGAACTACTAACTAGATTAGGCATTAAATTAAATCTTCCAAGTTTAGACTTTGATACTAACGAATTAATTGGAAAACCGTGTCATTTAGTTTTGAAATGGAAATTCAATAAAGATGAAGGTAAATATTTCACTGATTTTTCATTTATTAAACCTTACAAAAATGGAGAAGGAATAATTAATAAACCGATCCCTAAAACCGAAAAGCAAAAAGCTGAAGAGAAAAGCAATTCACAACAAACGCCAATGACAAGCCAAGATAACCCGTTTGGTAACAATGACCCATTAGGTTATGAAGATGATTTAGCATTCTAGGATGTGATTAAATGCAACGCATTACAAGATACCAGCGAGATAACGACGGTACTTATTCCGTCGTTGCTACTGGTGTTGAACTAGAGCGAAGTCACATAGATTTATTAGATAACGGTTACTCACTTAATGCAGAAGTGGAAGTGCCGGATAACAAAAGATTGTCTATTGAACAACGTAAAAAGATTTTTGCTATGTGCAGAGATATTGAAATGCATTGGGGAGAACCAGTGGAATCACTAAGAAAAAGGTTTCAAGCAGAACTTGAAATAATGAACGGTTATGAAGAAATAAGTTTACGAGATTGTTCTATGAAAGTAGCTAGAGAATTAATTGAATTGATCATCGCATTCATGTTTCATCATCAAATACCTATGAGAGTAGAGACAAGCAAGTTACTAAGTGGAGAACAGGCAATGTTGTATTGGGCAACTGTTAATCGTAATTGTGTGATATGTAGTGCTCCAGGTAGTGACTTAGCTCATTACGAGACAGTAGGTAGAGGTATGAACAGGAATAAGATGAATCACTACGACAAGCATGTACTAGCTTTATGTAGACGCCATCATTCAGAACAACATGCGATTGGTGTTAAATCGTTTGATGAAAAATACCACTTACAAAACAGTTGGATCAAAGTTGATGATCGTCTTAATGCGATGTTGAAAGGAGTAAAAAATGGTAGATAGATTTGATGTAGGAGAACGTATAAATGAGCGAAGAACTCGATTAGGAATGACACAAAAAGAATTAGCTAGTAAAACTGACACAACTAAATCAACAGTTCAAAAATGGGAGTCTGGTGTTCATTTACCTAAAAAAGAAACAATACCTAAAATAGCCGGAATTCTAAAGTATAGCGAAGAATACCTTCTGTATGGAAGTGACAGCAATGAGTAAGTTATTAATAGACGATTACCCAATATTAGTTTTGCCTAAGTTAGCTACAGAAATCGGATTAAACGAGGCTATTGTACTTCAACAGATTCACTACTGGTTAGGAGGTAGCAAACACATACATGATGGATTTAACTGGATATATAACAGCTATAAAGAATGGGAAGAACAATTCCCTTTTTGGAGCAATGTAACAATACGTAGAACGATCACAAGTTTAGAAAAACAAAACCTAATAATCACAAGCAATTACAATAAAGCGGGTTTCGACAAAACGAAGTGGTACACAATCAACTATTTAGAGCTTGAGGGTGTGAGCAAACGAGTTGCTCAAAATGAGCAAACGATGTGGTCAAAAAGAGCAAATGGAGTTGCTCAAAATGAGCAAGTCGAACAGCTCAAAATGAGCAAACCAATACCAGAGACTACACAAGAGACTACTTCAGAGACTTCTTCAAGAGATATATTGTCGGGCGACCCGACTGCTTCTCCAATTCCCTATAAAGAAATTATTGGTTATTTAAATGAAAAAGCAGGCAAACAATTTAAACATAATACCGGTAAAAGCAAAAGATGTATTGAAGCAAGATGGAATGAAGATTTTAGATTAGATGACTTTAAAAAAGTGATAGATATAAAAACATCAGAATGGTTAGGAACAAGCCAAGAAAAATATCTAAGGCCCGAAACATTATTTGGTACTAAATTTGAGGGATATCTCAACCAAGAAACTAATACACAACCTAACAACCCATACGCTAACGCATTTGAAAATGCACAGCCATTGGATATGGAAAATCTACCTTTCTAAAGGAGTGATGAAATGGAGGCTTTCCAGAACCTAGCAAAACAAGCAGGTTTTAGAAATAAGATAGTTAAACAAGAATTCGGATTGCATTGTAAAGATTGTGGTCGTAAATATGACTACTACGAATTTGATAATGGGCAAGTGGTCAAAGATGGTTGTGACTGCGACATGATTGCACTAGCCAAAGAATCTACAGAAAATTATCGAAAGAAACAACGCAAGTCAAAAGCAGAAAAGATATTTAAACAATCTATAATAAACGACAATTTAGCTCAAGTTACATTTGAGAATTACCAACCTACATCAGAAAAGCTAAATTATGCTAAAGGTTTGTGTCAAAGGTATGCCCAAAACTTCACGTTAGACAATAAGCAATCACTATTAATTCAGGGCTCATTTGGTACAGGTAAGTCACACTTATCAATGAGTATTGTTAAAGAAGTTAAATCAAAAGGCTACACGGTGCTTTATATGAACGTCCCTCAACTTATATCAACTATCAAAAATACTTACAACAATAGAAATGGTATGACTGAGCAAGAATTAGCGCAAATCATTAGTGATGTTGATCTAATGGTATTTGATGATTTCGGTATCAACATGAATGAATTTGCGACAAGTAAGATGTTCGAGTTAGTAGAGAGTCGTGTAGGTAAACACAATATATTCACAACTAACCTAGATGAAAAAGAAATGACTAGAAATAAAGATATGCAACGTATATTTAGCAGAATCATGAGTAATACAACGCTAATCAAAATGGACGGTCAAGATTACAGAACAAGGGGGCTTAAATTTTGATTACATTACAAGAAATCAAACAAAATCTTGAGTGTTCCGATGTGTATGCTCAGAAACTCATAGACTACGCACAGGGCGACGATAAAGTATTAGAGAACTTATACTACCAAAAATTAGCAGAACGTCGTATACGCCCTGCTATTGTCGAATATTAGGAGTGTTATAAATGGCAAAAGAAAAATATTACCTATATAGAGAAGATGGTACTGAAGATGTGAAAGTCCTCAAATATGAGGAGAATACGAATGAGGTTTATTCTCTCACAGGCACTCATTTTAGCGACGACAAGAAGATTATGACAGATAGTGAGCTAAAACATTTCAAAGGCGTACATGACCTTAAATACGAGCAAGAATTAGGACTACAAACAAATTTATTTGAATATTTGTAGAGGTGGCACATGAGTAAATACAACGCAAAGAAAGTTGAATACAAAGGTATTACATTCGATAGCAAAGTAGAGTGTGAATATTACCAACATTTAGAAAGTAAGATGAATGGCGTTAACTATGATCGTATCGAAATACAGCCAAGATACGAGCTTGTACCTAAGTTTGGTAAGCAACGTAAGGCAGAATATATTGCAGATTTTGCATTATATCTCAATGATGAGTTGGTCGAAGTGATAGATGTTAAAGGTAGACCTACTGAAACGGCAAAACTTAAAGCTAAGATATTCAGATACTTATACAGAGATGTAAAGCTCACATGGATATGTAAAGCGCCCAAATACACTGGCCTTGATTGGATTGAATACGACGAATTAGTGAAAGTGAGACGTCAACGCAAGAAAGAGAAAGGTTGATGAGATGGAACATCAAGTAAGAATTAATTTTAAAATCACAGGACATGTAAACACGTTCATACCAGTAGGTAAACATGAAACGTTAGAAGATAGATTGCAAGACAAAATTAACGAGTTAAGAGAGTGTCCAAACGATATTTTAGAACTAGATATAACAATAGATGAGTCAAAGGTGGAGTAAATGGTTAAGTTAAGAAAAAGAATGAAAGATGAATACGGCAACTTATATTTTTTGATGAGAATTATGTATCAAAATGTTGAGGTGCCAGCAGAAATATATGAGCTAGCAAATAAAAACGGATTGAGCAATTATGATTTGAGACGAAGAATTATAGAAAACGGTTTTGCAGTAACACAGTACGTTGCTAGACCATTAGCAGACAAAACGGTTAAACCACTGATTGAAGAAGATAATGAGCGTGAACAACGTATCGCTAAAAGAGAAGAACAAGAGTTACGTAGAAAGAAACCACATTTGTTCAATGTTAAGCAGAAACACACACGTAGTAAGTATTTGCAAGGTTTAATGGACAATAACGCAATAGCTAAATTAAAAACCGACTCATACGGTAGAGTGCAAAGGGGATAAGCGAATGGAATTACATGAATTAAATACAGGCGATGATATTTGGTTCAAATATCCAAACGCGACCAACTCATTCCCTGCAGTTGTGGAAGAACTCCATTACAACTTTAAAGGCGAACCATATCTAAAAGTACGAGTAGGTAGTGAATTAGTAGTGATAGACGATAAATACGACATAGTAAAGGTGTAGATGATAATGACAATTATTAGTAATCAGAAAGTGGATATGGTTAAACAACCACCACATTATCAATTTGGAATATTTACGGCAAACGTAATCATTGAAGCAGTCGGCAAAACATATAAATCTGCGTCAGTATTCTACCATGTTGGTAATGCATTGAAATATTTAATGCGTGCCTCAAGAAAGAATGGACTAGAAGATTTGAAGAAAGCAAAGGAAAGCGTTGATATGGCAATCAATGTGTGGGACACAAACAATGACAACTAGCACATACGACCTATCCGACACAATCAACCAACGCTACAAATACAACACTAAAGGCAAGAGACCTACACAGATACAACAGGAATTACGCAAGCTAGGTGTACAAGGTTTTGTGGTTAAGGTGGCAGGACGTAAAGTCACAATGAAAGTATTAGAAGAACATAAAAAAAGTAATAGGGAGTGTATGAAAAATGGCAACGCAAAAACAAGTTGACTATGTAAAACTACTTCAAAAAAAGTTCGACCCATTTAACATAGGAGAAAAATATACTGACGAGCAAATTAAAAAGATGAGCCATAAAGAAGTTAGCCAAGTTATCGAACATCTCAAAGAAGAAATAGCAAAAGATGAATTATATAACGAATGTATGTCTGCAGGATTACCTAATCAATAAAAGGAGTGTATGAGATGAATATCAAAAACCAACTATACACATTTAAAGCAACATGTACCAATGTTGTTGACGGGGACACGATAGATATAGATTTAGATTTAGGGTTTGAAACTTTTGCTAAAAGGCGTGTCAGGTTACTCAATGTTGATACGCCAGAGAGAGGACAAGAAAATTATAGTAAAGCTACTAACTTTACTAAGCAATGTGTAGAAAATAAGAAGATATATGTTCAGACGTATAAAGATGACGCTTTCGGCAGATATTTAGCCAATGTCTTTTATGATACAGGTAATGAGATACGTTCGTTGAATGACGATCTGCACATTAACCAATTAATCAAACCTAATTCGAAATGGAATGAAAGCAATGAAAAATAAAAAAGCGTTCCTTAACCAGTATTTCGGTACCAAGCGTTACTTGTACCAAGATGATGTGAAAGTGGCGCACATGCACATAGTGAATGGTGTGTATTACTTGCACGGTCATCACAAGACGAAGTGGTCAGGTATTAAGTTGACGTTTAACAGTGAGCAAGAGTTTAACGAGTACATTAAGCAGCACGGATTAACTTTTGAAGAAGAAAAGCAATTAAGTCTATTTTAGGAGTGAAGATATGACAGTCACATTATCACAAGAAAGCTACGACGCAATGTTAGATGATATTAAGAAGTTGAGGGAACGTAACAAAGATTTAGAAGATTGGTTCAACATAGATGATTGTATTGATTTTGCTAAGAACGAACATAATCGACAAGAAGATGAGATATTAGATATCGCATTAAGAAAGTTAATTAAGAAAGCACAGGCGTTTGATGAGATTAGGGAGGAACGTAATTGGGCTAGTGACGCTGAGGAATATGTGATTAATGTAGAGCACATTATAGAAGAATTGGAGCGTGGCGAGTGATGTGGAAAGTTAAAGAGTTTAGAGATTTTGATGATGACGATAACAGACTAGCAACTAAACAATTAGAACATCATCTATTGAAATATCCAAATACACAAGTGTTAGGTTATTCAGTTAATCACTTTGAGAACGCAAACAATAGAGAACGATCATATATTTTAATTAAATACCAGGAGGAACAATAATGACTAATCAATTAGGACAATTAAAATCAGAAAACTTTGGAGCATTAGATCAATTAGTAAAAGCAGTAGAACAATGGAGCAAAAATAAAGATTTGCACAATGGTAATCCGGACAGACAAGCATTGAAGTTTTATGAAGAGGCGGGAGAAGTTGGAGCAGCTTTATCACGTGGCAATATGGAGGCTTTAAAAGATGGTATAGGCGATACAGTAGTAACGTTGATTATATTAGCTCAACAACATGGTATGAGTTTGCAGGAGTGTTTACAGTATGCATATGACGAGATTAAAGGGAGGAAAGGAAAGACAATAAATGGCACATTCATCAAAGAAGCAGACCTTAAAGAGTAAGGATATAGTAGCAGAGATCAAAAGAATACTTCGCAAAGAGTAACGAGGAGTAGATAAAGTGAGTAATTTTATCGGAAGTTTCAACATGCCTAAACAACAATTAAAAGAATTATCTGATGCAAAGTTGGCTATGCATTTTACGTATATGGAAGAACGATTTAAGCAACTCAATAAAATGAAGTTTGATTGTCTATTACCGCTTGATAAAGATAGTTCAGAGGTATTGGAAATACCTCATAAAACGCAGAAAGAATTTAATAATATATTCAGACAAGTGATGAAAGATAAAATCGCAGAGGCACATAAAGAATTTGTAAGACGTAATATCGGAACATACGAAACTAATGTAAAAGAGGTGCTGGGGAAGTGATAGGGTTCGTTATAGCAATGCTATTTTGCGTGAGTTTTATAGGGTCGATTGCAAGTTTGTCAGTTTTTATAGTTGACTTAATAGTTAATAAACAACTATCTAAAAAAGGATTGTTATTCTTTTTCTTGTTGGGAATAATATTAAATATTTTACCTATTCTGATTTATCCAATCGGCATAGATAATGGAGTATTAAAGAAATGACACAATACCTAATCACAACATTCACTGATTCGTCAGGCATGCAACACAATCACGTTACGGAAGCGCGAGAGAATCAAAGTTTTAAGGTGGTTGAGGCAGAGAGTAAAGAAGAGGCGATGAAGATATATGAAAGAATAAAAAATACAGTAGCGTTAAATTTTGCGTCAATTGAACGTAAGTTTAAACCAGGAATAACTTCATTTGTTAAACCACTTAAACCAAAAGATTCATGCATTTTTAATGAGGAGGGCGATTAAGCCCTCTAATATTAAAATTTTTTAGGCGGTATATTTTTTTCGTGATTTGATGTGAATATATCTTCGTATCTAATTTTGACACTTGAGTCATCAGATAAAAGAAGTTCTATATTTTCATCGTCAATTTCTCGACAGTTTTTAACTATATACTTTTTTGCATTTTCGTTAGTCGTGTGCACAATAGTATAAATATTGTTTGATATACCAATATTTATCTGACGAATAATTTCTTGTTTATCCATTGTTTCCCACCCCCCCTTGCCAATTAATAAAAATATTATACCAGAAAGGAACGATACCTTATGAATAAATTATTAGAAACATTCTTAACATCAATTGCTGCAATTACAATTTATAAATTGCTCACTGCAACGTTTAACGCATATAGATACAAACAAGACGATATCGACACACCACCACAAGACTTTAACCAATACGATCATATCCATTTAAATGCAGAGGTGTCGGACTAATGTGGATTATCATCTCGATACTATTAGCAATCGCCTTACTCATATCAATAGGCGTGCAATACGAACAGCATAAGCAAATAGAAGATTACAAGTACGCTAATCAATATATGCGTGATTACATTGTGAGATATATAGAAGAGAAACGGAAGTAATGGAGGTAAGCAATGAAGTTAAGTAAACTAGACCTCAAGAAGATAGAGGAGTATTGGGAGAACTATAATGAAATGAAAGGGCAATTGGCTTATAGGAGATATGAGCTACTATATCAACCACAAGACACTAATATTGGTGGGGGTAAAACAAATATAGTTAGTAGCCCTATAGAACGTGAGGTAGTAAAGCTACACGAAGATGACCTATATGCTAATCTGAGTAAGACAATATCTGCTATCGAAGATATATACAGATGTGCTACATATGAACAACAAGAGATAGTTAAGTTTAGATATTGGGATAAAGATTCTTTAACTTATGAATGGGAAGACATTGCTCATGAATTAACTAAACAAAGAGATGATGACAAAATTATAAGTGTTTATTCAGTATTAAGATTGAGAAGAAAATTAATGGAAGAAACAGCAAGAAGAATTGGATATATTCATTTCAAGTAAAATCGCAATTAGCTGTTTGTTTAATTGCGGAAAGAAATGATTTATATTGATATTATCAAAAAGAATATAACAATGATTCTTTTAAGTATTAACAAAACATAATCAAAGACAAAGAACATTCAACTTTAATTTATTTATTGTTGTTTGTTCTTTTCTTTTTATATTGAAAGAAGTTGAAATCATTTTGTCTTTCATTCAACCAAAGGTTCGTCTAGGTAACAAGACTATGACACAAAGCCAACTGCAGGAGCGTAGGAGGCATGCACACAGGACGTATAACGCACAGGTACGCAATAAGGTAGATAAAGACCTGACAAAATTTTATCAGTCGTCACAGTGGCGCAAAATGCGTGCTCAGGCACTTGTACGTGATAACTACTTGTGTCAGAGATGTTTGGCTAAAGGAATCGTTAATGATAAGAGACTGATAGTCCATCACAAGCGGGAGTTACGTGAAGACTGGGGAGGGCGTTTGAACCTGGATAATCTTGAAACGGTGTGCACGTCATGTCATAACCGATTACATAAATTAAAATAGGGGGAGGGGTTTCAATCCCCCGTGGCTCTAAGGTTCACGATTAATCGACGTTCCCTCAAATGCGACCAAATTCCCAAAACTAAATATTTTAACCTAGCCAAATAAGGCGTTTGGAGGTGTTTAAATGGCTAGACCACGTAAATTAAATGCTACAAAACAAGGGCATAGGACTAAAGAAGAATTAGAAGACTCAGAATTAAAAGAAAATGGTCTGAATCAATTTGATAAATTAACTGTAAACAATACGCCTACAGATTTAACGGATCAAGCGCAAAAAGAATGGAATCGAATTGTTCCATTACTTCAGGAGTTGCCTATTGCAGAACTCGACTACACGCTAATCAAAAAATACTGTGAATTAGTTGATATTAACAACAATGCATATAGTCAAATTCAAATAGTTGGTACTTTTGATACAGAAACAAACAAAAAAACTGGTGCATTCGCAGTTTATATGGAGAGTTTAAAAGAGTTACGTTCAGTTTGTGGCTCATTAGGTCTCACAATTGACTCAAGAATGCGAATTGTTGTTCCAGTGGAAAACGAAAAGAAACAATCTGTTTATGATCAGTTCGGTGTTGATGACGATGACTAGCGTAAAATTGAATAAAGAATATGAGCAACTTTTAGATGTAGCTGATAAATACAAAGATGACGCTTATAAGTATTGCGTTATGGTATTGTCAGGTACATTTATAACATGTAAAGATACTCAACTTGCTTGTATTCGTCATTTAAAAGATTTAAAACGAATCGAAAATGATGACAACTTCCCTTATGTATATAAACCGAAGCGTGCAAAAAAAGTAATTAAATTTATGGAAGCTTTACCAGACACTAAAGGTAAGTTTCATAAATTGGCGCTATTTCAGAAGTTTATGGTATCTATGGTTCGTGGTTGGTTTACCGAAGATGATTATTTGAGGTTTAAGAAAGCTTTTATTTCCATGGCAAGAAAAGGTGGTAAGTCACTTATTGTCAGTGGCTTAGTCTTATACTCATTCTTGTTTGATAATGAACCAAAAGAAGGACGTCAGTGTTTTACTGCTGCGAATGATAAGAAACAAGCAAGTATTGTTTTTAATATGGTAGCTAAACAATTGATGTATTTTGTTTCTCAAGTACCTGAAATAAAAAAAGATGTAAAAAAGGTACGTGAGTTACTTCAAAATTTGAAAGATGATTCATATGTCATGCCTTTATCACGTGATACAGGTGCTGTTGATGGTTTTGAACCATTTTTAGCAGTTATTGATGAGTATCACGCTGCAAAAACCAATGAAATGGTGGAATTGATACAATCTGGTCAAGGTAACCTACATCAAAGTTTGATTTTTATCATTTCTACGGCAGGTTTTAACTTAAATGCACCAATGTACACAGATGAGTGGCCTTATGCTAAAGAAGTTTTGTCAGAATCTTACACAGATCATGAGTATTTTGCAATTATTTATGAACAAGATGATGAAAACGAGTGGCAAGACAAATCAACATGGGCAAAATCAAATCCATTAATCAATGAATCAGACGAATTGAAAGAACAAATTGAGATATTTTTAGAAAAACGTGTAGCCGAAGGTACTCAAAAAGGTACGATGTTCAAAATTTTAGTGAAAAACTTCAATTATTGGCTACAAGCAAGTGAAGAATCTTATTTAGATTTTAATGATTGGAAGAAAAATGAATCTGATTTTGATATTAAAGGTACTAAAACTTATATCGGACTTGATTTATCACGTGCAGATGACTTAACTGCAGTATCATTTATACATTTAGATGAAGTAAAAAAGCAGTATTATGTGACCTCTCACTCCTTTGTTGGAACAAAAGGTGGTTTACAAGCAAAAATTGACCGAGATATTATCGATTATCGGGAAATGGAACGCAATGGTTACTGTACAATTACTAATCTACAGAGTGGCATTATTAATAGTAATCAAGTATTAGACTACATTGAACGATATATATTAGATAACAACTTAGATGTTGAAGCGATTTGTTATGATCCACATGCTATTCATGGCTTTTTAGCAGAAATTGAACGTCGTGATTGGCGTTATGACCTTATTGAGATACGACAGGGCTCCCAAACGTTATCCAATCCGAATATTGATTTCAGATTAAAAGTAATTAATGGTGATATAAAACATCATAAGAACCCACTACTTGACTTGGCAGTCAAAAATGCAGTTGCTAAAAATACTAATGATTCTGTGATGATTGAAAAGAAAATGAATCGAGAAAAGATTGACCCACTTATGGCAACTATATTTGCTTATGTAATTGCTAGTGAATATGAGTGGGAAAAAGTGAATGTTTTACCTAGATTTAGATAAGGCGGTGAAAAAATGGACAAGATAAGGCTATTAGCTGCGTTTCTAATTATTGTTTTATTTTTATTAGGAGTTGTGGCTATTTTTTATGGGCTATTACTAATATCAACAGCTTTAGCTTTTATTGTATTAGGTTTAATGCTTATTGTTATTAGTGTATTAATCAATCAACTCATACCAAGTCGAAAAGGGGGTGATTAAAAAACATGGCACTGTTTGATTTAGGTTTTACATCAAATGATAGAAGATTCAACGAAGATTTGAGACGTATTTTATATGCTAATGAACATGGTTTGAATATTTCTTATACAGGTATTAATGCATTAAAAAACAGTGATGTCTTTACAGCCGTTAAAGTAATTTCGGAAGATATCGCAAGTACGAGTATTATGACTAAAGGTCATGAAACAGATGAAGCATATAATCGTATATTGAAATTGATAAATGATTCGCCAGATGGGGAGCTTCCAGGTTGGCATTTTAAATTTATTATTATCGCAAATATGCTTTTAAATGGAAATTCTTATGTTGAGATTGTGAGAGATAAAAAGACAGGTGTTCCAACGCAACTTTATTTCTTACATAATAGTTTGGTTTCTATTGAGGAACAAGATGGTGAACTTTTCTATAATATTACTGAAGATCATAACGGTAATAGTGTGAAAGTGACGCCAGATGAAATACTACATTTTAGATATACAACGTTAGATGGTTTTCATGGCTATTCGCCACTCTATTCATTAATGCATGAGGTGGCTATTTCACAAGGTTCTAAAAGTTTCTTGAAAAACTTCTTTGAAAACGGCGGTACTTCTACCAATGTATTAACACTAGAAGACGCGAGATTATCGCAAGAAGAAAGAGACTTAATCACAGATGATTTTGAGAACAGTTTAGCTCGTAGTAATAGTGGTTTAATAACACTTGATAGCACAATGAAGTTTGAGCGTATTGCTATTCCTACAGAGGCATTAAACTTCCTAAACAGTTATAAATTTAGCACACAACAAGTTGCTAAAGCCTTTGGCTTACCACTATCAAAAATGAGTAGTGAGTTGGTCAATACATCTATTACACAAGCAAATATTGAGTATTTGCAGAGTACTTTATATCCTCTCTTCTCAATGATATTTGCAGAGTTAGAAATTAAGATATTTAAAGATATTAATCCGCTGATGTCTCTCACATTTGATGAATCAAGATTAATAGATAGTGATCCTGAAGTTAAACTTAAGAAATACACTGAGTTAGAACAAAAAGGGATTATTACTATCGATGAAGCAAGAAGTGTATTTGGATTTGACCCTGTTAATAACGGAGATAAAACACTTGTTGACCTTAACAGAATACCGCTTGATAGTTTAGAAGAGTATCAAAACGCGAAAATACGAGCGAGTATGAACAAAGCACCTCAACAAGGGGGTGATGAATATGGCAATGAGTAACGTTGATGCTACTCAAGATATGGTAATTGAGGGATACGCAATACTTTTCAATACGATAAGTGAAGATTTAGGTGGATTTAGAGAAATTATCAATCCACAAGCATTAAACGATGTGGATGTCAGTGATGTTAAGTGTTTAATTAATCATGATTTTAACTATGTGATTGGTCGTACGCAATCAAGCACACTTGAGCTTACTGTAGATGACAAAGGTTTGTACTTTAAATGCTACTTACCTAACACGAGCTATGCTAGAGATATTTATGAAAATATCAAGGCTGGTAATGTAAATCAATGTAGTTTCTTTTATACACTCCCACCGGATAACCAAGAATCGAGAACATGGCAAGTCATTGATGGTCAATACGTTCAAACAATTAATAAAATCGATGAGTTAATCGAGGTGAGTGTTGTTACTGTCCCCGCTTATCGTGATACTTCAGTTGAAGTGGCTCAACGTAATAAAGGACTCAAAGAGTTCAAAGAAAAGCAAAAGATTCAAATAGCACTTGAGTTAGAAAGCCTACGTCTAGACACGTAAGGCTATTTTTTATGTACAAAATTTATAAGAGGAGGTCATTTGATGGCTGAAGTTCAGAATCAGAAAGATGATTTAAAAAGTTCAATTCAAGAACTTATCAATGAAGCTAAACAAGCTTTAGCAGATAATGATATTGAAAAAGCAAAACAGTTACAAAGTGAAATTGAAAGTTCTAAACAATCATTAGAAGAATTAGAAAAGGTTAGTGACCAATTAGACCAATATGAATCTGAATTAGGAACGAAGGAGGACGCTAAAGTGGCAGACGAATCTATAGAGCAACCAACAGAAACACCTAAAAAAGAAGAGCAACCAGAAAAAACTGAAGAAACTAATCAACCAAAAGAAGATTCAGAAACAGAATCTCCTGCAGATAAAAAAGTTGAAGATGTTGAAGAACCAAACCAAAAAGATTTGGACTCTGAAAAGAAAAAAGGAGCGAAACGAATGAGAATTAAAAATGAACAAGAAACAAATGAAGCTGTGCAAGGCTTTGCAGAATACATGAAATCAAAAGGAGCAAAACGTGACAACGTAAAATCTAATGATGTCGGCGTTACGATTCCGGAAGATATTAAATATCAACCAGAAAAAGAAGTAAAAACGGTACAAGATTTATCTGAATTAGTACAAAAAACGAAAGTTACTACTGCATCAGGTAGATATCCAATCTTAAAACGTGCTAATGCTAAATTCAATACAGTTGCAGAATTAGAGAAAAACCCAGAGTTAGCACGTCCAGAATTTGAAACGATTAATTGGGAGGTTGAAACTTATCGTGGCGCAATTCCGATTTCACAAGAGGCACTTGACGATTCAGTTGCAAATTTAACTCAAATTGTTTCTGAAAATATCAACGAACAAAAAATCAATACATTAAACGAAAAAATCGGAACAGTATTAAAAGCGTTTAATCCAACAACTGTATCTAATGTGGATGATTTAAAAGCAATTATTAATGTTAAATTAGACCCTGGTTATGACCGTCAAATCATTTGTACTCAAAGTTTCTACCAAGCGGTTGATACATTAAAAGACAAAAACGATCGTTACTTATTAAACGATTCAATCATCAACACTTCAGGTAACACATTACTTGGCATGAACGTTACAGTGGTACGTGATGACTTATTAGGTAGAAATGGCGACGCTTTAGCGTTCATTGGAGATGTAAAACGAGGTGTCTTATTCGCAGATCGTACTGACGTTTCTGTTCAATGGATTGAAAACGAAATCTACGGTAAATACTTAATGGGCGCATTCCGTTTCGACGTTAAACAAGCAGATAAAAATGCAGGTTTCTTCGTAACTTTTAACACGGGTAAAGCTACACCTACTGCATAATAGGAGGCATTTAAATGGCTAAATTCAAAGTTTTAAAAGCATATAGAGATAAAGAATTAGATAGAGATTTAGAAGTGAATGACGAAGTTGAAATGACTGTCAAACGTTCAGAAGAAGTTGAAAAAACACTTTCTGATAAAGGTTTTGACGGTCATTTTTTAGAACGAATCAAAGACGATAAAAAGTAGGTGGATTGAATGCTAGATTTAGACATCGAAAGTATTAAAATTGGTATTCGTATCGACCACGACTTTGACGACGACTATATTGAAAATGTTTTACTTCCTGCTGCTGAAAGACAAGTGCAGGGGGCTATTACGGGTTTCGGTGTGGATACTTCATTTTATAAAGGTAATGCACTTTATAATCTAGCAGTCATCAACCACATCGGACATCATTATGAAAATCGTTCTATAACATCACAGTTTGATAAAACTGAAATTCCTGCATCATCTCTTTCGATGATTCAGTCGCTAAGGGGTGAGTATGCAAAATGGAAATCGGCAGACTTAAACACCGAATTAAAATTTTAAAAGTAGTCAATAAAAGGCAACGTGATGGTTCGTATAAAAAAGAAAATTCAGTTGTTGCTACACCGTTTTGCGAAGTGTCAAAAACCACAATAAAAGAATTTAGAGAACAGGACCTAGAGGCAAGGCGAGAGGCAATCAATTTTATCATTCGTTATCAACAACGTGTGAAAATTGAATCAGGAATGCAAGTTGAATTTAAAAATAAGATTTATGAAATCAAAAACATTGAAACAGATTATCAAGATTTAGAACGAATAATGCTTAAATGTGAGGTGGTCGAATAGTGGCACACAAAAAATATGATACAGACGCAGATATTAGTCGAAAAATTAACTTATTAATTGTAAATAGTGAAAAATTTGCAAAAAGAGCGACCACAGATGCTGCGAAAGTATATGCTAGTAATTTACGTGCAAACACACCAGTACATGCAAAACAAACGCATGATACTCATGCTATTGAAGTAATCAAAACATCAGGATTTTTACAAGATCGTTCATCACCAACAAAAGAAGTGGGATTTTCAAGAAAAGGCGATAATGGTTGGTATATCCATTTTCCTGATGTAGGTACAAAAATTCATGGTACGGTTCGACAACGTCCCCAACATTTCGCAGAACGTTCATTTCAAATGAGCAAAGCACCTATTCTTGCAATTTATGAAAATGCGGTGAGGAAGATGTTTAATGGTTAACGAACATCCACTTGTGAGAATGAACGTACTTTTAAGTGAAGATGAGCAATTATTAAAACTAATGAAAGATAATCGTGTTTCAAAAACAGATGAAATCTTAATTTTTACATTCGATATTCCTGATGAGTATCAAAAAGAATCAACCACCCCTTTTATAAGACTTACTGAAATTTATATGAATAATGATTTATACAACGATAGTGATAGCCATCATTATCGTTATTTATTTGCCGTCGAAGTTTTTGGTGGCACTTTAAACACTGTGCATGAAATAAGTAATCAAGTTATCAATATCATTAAAAGTAAAAATGGTCGGTGTTACGACAGAGTGATGGATAAAGATGATGAATTTAATTTATATAACAACATGCTTAAGTTTCAAATATTAATTAATGAAGAGGAGTAATATATTATGGCTAATAAAAAAGTAGTTATTGGTTGCGAAGGCTTCCAAATGAGAAAACAAATCGGTAATGGTGTAGAAGAACCTGGAAAATTAACAAAATTACCAGGATTACAAGAGGTTGGTTTAGAACTTGAATCAGACCAAGAGTCTGTATATGCAGATGATGTGAAAGCATTAGTATTAAACTCTGGTATCACAGGCGCTAAAGTTACAGGTAATTTCATGGAGTTATCAAGTGAAGAGCGCGCTAATTTATTAGGTGTGGAAATTCGTGACGGTATGGAAGTTTATTCTAAAGATTTAGTACCACCATATGTATCGGTTTCTTGGAAATACAAATGTAACGATGGATCATTCATCTATATGGGTGCGACTCGTGGTAACTTTGGCGTTCCAGATTCTAAAGTAGAAACTCAAGAAGAAAAACCAGAACAAAAAGAAGAAAACGAATTAGAAGGTACATTCATTCCACGTGAAGATGGCGTTGTTTTCGTTCGTGTTCACGATAAAACAGAAGGTTTTAGCGAAGAAAAATTCTTAAAATTAATCCACGGTGATGATGCAGTTACAGCAGTTGAAGAAAAACCTGTAGCGTAACATTTTAAGGCGGTGTAACAACCGCCTATTTTTTATAAATAATTTTATTGGAGGAATCAACAAATGGTAAAAATCACTTTAAAAATCGATGGTAAAAACAAAAATTTCGTAAAAGACAAATTAAATTTAGGCGCTTTACGTAAACAAGCAGAATTTGAAGAAAAAATGCAAGGACAAATTAAATTTCAATCAGAGGGCTACGTTTATTATCAGCAAATGCAAAAAATGCAAGATGATGCAGAAGAAAAAGGCGTAGACATTAAAGAAATGGAAGGCTTTGATGAACTACAAAAATCATTAGAAGAATTCGGTGAAAAAGAAGAGCCAGCAAGTGATGTTGAATTATTCGATGACTTTGCAAGTCTTTTATTAAGTGTATTTGATAACCAATTTACTTATGACGAATTATTAGACGGTTTAATGGTAGATGGCTCTATCGGAGACGCGTATCAACAAATTTTCGGACAACAGCAAGCGGGAAAGCAAACAAAGAAAAAGACAACATCAACAAGAACAAAAGCGCAAGCGAAGTAGTTGAAGATATATATGATGTTTATAGAAATTTAGTACAAGAAGGCCAGTACAAACCTCATGAAGTGGATGCAATTTATGTTGATGACTTCAATAAAATTTATGGCAAGAAAGTAAAAAAACAAAAAGTTGAAAGAGCAGAATCAGGTGCACTAAGCCCTGAAGAAGCAATGAAAATGTTTTAAATAAGGAGGTGGGAAAATGGCAGAATTTAATATAGGTGCAGAAGTCGAGCTTGATGTTGACCCACTGAAAGCCTCCAAAACAACACTTGAAAATCAATTAAAAAGTATTAATCGTTCATTAAAATCACAACAAAAAGCATTCAAAGAAAATTCTCTCTCTGTGGATGAATTAGCTGATAGAGAGAAAAATTTAGGCAAAGCGATTGCATCTCAAGAGGCATTGATTGATAAACAAAAAGGCTCTTTAAAACAATTAACAGATGAATTTAAAAAGAACGGTAAGGCAACGGACGAGCAAAAGTTAAAAATTGAGCGCGCGAATGCAACTATTAAAAAATCTGAAAGTCAATTAAGTGAATTTAAAAGACAATTAAGTGAAACAAGTACTGCATATAAACAATTTGGACGTTCTACAGATGATGTTAAAAATAATCTTCGCAGTTTGAGAGACCAAGCGAAATTAAATGCATTAGAGTTTGAAAATTCGGAGAAGTCCATTAAAGATTATCGAGAACAACTCAATTTAATGGATTATAACTTAAAAAAATCTGACGCCAATTTAAGTATGTTGAAAGATAATCTTAAAGAGGTTGAACGTACACAAGGCATGAACAGTGTCGCAGCAAATAAAGTACGTAATTCATTAATTCAAGAATCTATAGCCTTTCAAACTGCACAAGGTCGCGTTGATGAGATGACAGATGAGTTAAGGCAACTAGAAATGCAAAAAACCTTAGTTGGTCGTATGAAACTGTTCGGTTCAGATTTCATGGGACGTATGGACGCAGCACAACAAAAAATAGATCAAATTGGAGATAGATTTAGAAATTTAGGTTATTTAGCACGTGGTGTTATTACTGGATTCGTTATTTCCAACATTTCTTCGATTATTCCTATTGCAGGTTCTGCGACAACAGCTATAGCCGGCATTGGTGGTGCTACGGTCGCATTAAGTGGTGCTGCAATTGGTTTAGGTGGAGCGTATGGTGTTGCGCTAGGCTCAATTGCTATATTTGGAGCACAAGCTAAAACTGCTTTAAAAATGGTTGAAGATGGAGAAATGAGAGCAACGAGTGAGCTCTCAACCTATAAAACTGCCTTAAACGGTTTACAGAGTCAATGGAAAGGATTAGTTCAATCTAATCAAGCTAATATTTTTAATACTATGACGAATGGTATTAGAATTGCACAATATTCATTAACTCAATTCAATCCTTTCATTACTAAAACATCTAATAGTATATCGAGAATGTCTGGAGAAATGTTGAATTGGGTTAAATCTTCTAAAAATGCCACTGCATCCTTTAGAATGATCAATACGATTGGTCCAACTGTTTTTAATAACTTACTTAAAGCTTGTATGAATGTTACTGATGGTATTGCACACATGTTTAGTCAATTCGGTCCATTATTCTCTTGGGTTGGTTCAGGGATAGATAGTTTATCTGAAAAATTTAGAACATGGGCTAACAGTTCTACTACAGACAATGGTATCGCCCAATTTATTAGTTATACAAAGGCAAACTTACCTATTGTAGGCACAATATTCAGTAATGTATTCAGTGGAATGATAAGTTTATTCACTGCATTTAGTGGTCAGTCTCATATCGCTTTAAATGCAATGGCTGGTGTAACTCAGACGTTTAAAGATTGGGCAAATAATTTAAGTGGTACTGAGGGTTTTAAAAATTTCTTAAGATATATTAATGAAAATGGTCCTAGAGTTTGGCAGTTACTTAAAAACTTAGGAACAATCGTTGTCGCTTTAGTAAGAGGCATGGCACCTGTTGGTTCTTTAATGCTTAGAATAACAACAGCTGTGACAGGTTGGATTGCAGAACACTCAAAAGGTAACGGCATATTAGGAGGCACAGTTGGTATTTTATCTGTATTAGGTGGTGCTTTAGCCACATTATTACCAATTTGGGGTGTTTATCGAGCAGTAATGGGTAGTGTGACTTTAGCTACAACATTATGGAGTGCTGCAACTAAAGTGGCCGAAGGTGTCATGATTGTATATCGTGGTGTTATTTCTGGTGCAGAATCAATAGCATTAGCTTATATGTATGCCACAAATGGCATGAGTACTGCTCAACTGTTACAAGCAGGACGCGCTAAAATTGCAAGTGCAGCACAAGGAATATGGAATGGTATCACTGCAACTGGTCGAGCTATTGCAAATGGCTATCGTTTTGCTATCGCCTCACTTTCCACAACTCAATTATTACAATCAGCTAGAACAAGAATTGCGGCAGCTGCTACAGTTTTATGGACTGGAGTAACTAAAGGTGCTGCGCTTGCTACAAGAGGATTAGGGTTAGCAATACGGTTTATGAGTGGTCCTATAGGTTGGGTTATCACTGGAATAGGTCTATTAGTTGGAGCCATTGTCTATTTGTGGAAAAACAACGCTACATTTAGAAACTTTGTTATCAGTGCTTGGAATGCAATTAAGCGAACGGCAATATCGGTATTTGGATTCTTAAAACCTTATATTATTGGTATTTGGAATGGAATCAAAACTGCATCTACTGTTGTTTGGAATGAATTGAAAATTGCAGCAGTAGCAACATGGAATGGCATCAAATTCGCTATCCAACACCCGATTCAATCACTTAGAAATGTTTTAAGTGCTATTTGGCATGGTATTCGAAATTCGGCCGTCGCAATCTGGAATGGTATGAAAGCCGCATTATTAACGATTGTGCGCGTGTATGTTGCAGGTGTTAGATTGCAATTTTCTATATTAAGAAGAGTTGTATCAACTGTATTTGGTGCTATTAGAACCATAGCAGTTGCTATATGGAATGCTTTGAAAAACAGAGTTTTAGCGATAGTTAGAGGCATTACATCAGGTGTTAGAAATACATTTAACGCTTTATCAAGAGGCGTAAGAGCGATATTTAGTAACTTACGAAATTTTGCCGTTAGTGTTTGGAATGCGATGAAAAATCGTGTAGTTGCGATTGTTAGGTCATGGTGGAATGCAAACCGTGCAACTTTCAATGCGTTATCTCGTGGTGTAAGAGCAATTTTCCATAATTTACGTAACTTTGTAGTAAATATTTGGAATGCCATGAAGAACAGAGTCGTTTCAATTGTTAGAGCATGGTGGTCACATGTTAGAAATACATTCAATGCTTTATCACGTGGTGTTCGTTCAATTTTTAGCAATTTAAGAAATTTTACAGTGTCATTATGGAATTCACTTAAAAATAGAGTGATATCAATAGTTACTGGTTTATGGCATTCAACAGTAAATCGATTTAATAACTTATCACGAAGTACTAGAAATATATTTAGTGCTATTAGAAACTTCATGTCTCGTACTTGGTCATCTATCAAAGATCATACTGTTGGAATGGCTACTTCAATATGGCATAGCGTTACAAACTCATTTAATAAATTAAAAAATGCTTTATCTCCAATTATTAGTAAAATTAAATCTTTTATTGATAATATGGTTAACGGTGTGAAAAGCGGATTAAACAAATTAATTGATGGTGTTAACTGGGTTGCAGGTAAATTAGGTATGGATAAGCTACCTAAAATTAAATTACATACCGGTACTGAACATACCAACACTACTACCAATGTAGTTAAGAATGGTGCTATCGCTCGTGATACATTCGCCACTGTGGGTGATAAAGGTAAAGGTAATGGTCCTGGTGGATTCAGACATGAAACTATTCAATATCCTAACGGGAAATTTGCTATAACACCTAACCGAGACACAACCGCATTCTTACCTAAAGGTTCTAAAGTTTATAACGGTGCTCAAACACATGCAATGCTACAACGAGCAAACATGCCACGATTTGCAAGTGGTACAACCAAGAAAAACATGATTGATGCAGTTGGAGAACAAGCAGGTAAACTATTCAATAACACCAAAAAAATGAGCCATCAAGCATTAGATAGTGTAGGAGCTAAAGCAGAACAAGCAAAAGAGTGGGGTAGTGAAAAAGTAGACCAAATTAAAGGCGCTGCAACTCAAAGTAAGGAATGGCTTAAAAGTAAGATAGGTGATTTAGAAGATTACTTAGAACATCCTGGTAAGTTGTTAGAAAAAGTATTAAGTGCGTTTGGTGTTAATATGGACGCGTTCGGTATCAATAGAAGTGCAGAACTACCGTACAATATGATGAAAGGTATGTTTGCCAAGCTTAAAGCCGCAGCTAAAAATTTAATTAGTGGTTGGCTTGAAGATGAATTCAGTGGTGGCGGTGGATATAATCCATTTGCTAAAAATAGTGCTTATCATTGGGTACGAGGTTGGTCACCATCTGGACATGCTGGAATCGACTATGCTGCATCTGTAGGGACTAAAATACCTTCGCCAATCGATGGTAAAGTTATAAAATCATGGCAATCTCCATGGGGTGGAGGTAACGAAACCCAAATTTATGACGGTGCCAAATACACACATATATTCATGCACCAATCAAAAAGAAATGTAAGTGCAGGTCAGAAAGTACATCAAGGTCAAATTATCGGTTTAACGGGTAATACTGGTAATTCTACTGGACCTCACTTGCACTGGCAGGTCAATAAAGGCCGTGGTTTCTTAAATAACCATCCTGACTCAATCAACCCTTTAGCTTGGGTGAAAGAAGCGGCAAAAGCAGGAGGAAAATCAGGAGGAAGTCGTGCTGCAAGCGCATGGCGACCAGAAGTAATAAAAGCCTTGAAAGCTAATGGATTACCTACATCAAGTGCCTATGTAAATGCTTGGATAAGACAAATAGATTCTGAATCAAGTGGTAATGCAGGCGCACGTCAAGGTATTATTGATGTCAATAGTGGAGGCAATGAAGCACAAGGTTTAGTGCAGGTAACACCTGCCACATTCAGGGCATTTAAAAAAGCTGGTCATGGCAATATCTTAAACGGACTAGATAACTTAATTGCTGGTATCGCTTATGCTAAGAGTAGATATGGTAGAGGCATGTTAGGAGTTATTGGTCATGGTCACGGTTATGCAAAAGGTACAAACAATGCTCATGCAGGTTTCAATACTGTCTTTGAAAAAGGCGGAGAAATCATTCAAATGCACGGTGGCGAGACTGTTATACCTAATGATGTATCAATAAGTGCGATGAAACAAATTGCACAAAGTGATATTTTCAATAAGACACAAAGTGCTGTGTATGAAGGCATTTCTCTATATGCAAACGAATTAAGAAATCAAGCTAACGCAAAAGCACAAGCCGACCAACTAAGATTGCAACAACAAGCCTATGATAACGAAACATTAAAAGAACAAAACAGCATTTTGAAAGAAATGTTATATACAATGCAAGATTTACTGTATTCAAGTCGTAATAATGAAGCTTATAACCAACAAACTGCTAATAGAGAATATACATTAGATGGCGAATATATTGAAAGAAATACAAGTAAGAGACAGAGCAAACGAACTAAATTAGGTGGATGGAATACAGGTTTAGGAGGTGCCTTCTAATTTGATGAAGATAGTAAGAATGTTTAATGATGATTTTGATTATACGCTCACAGATATACCTGGTTTAGAATTCTTGGATTACGACGAAGAAGGTGTTGAGGTTCAAGTGAATAAACTTGAACGTAAAGGTAAAGATGGTGTAGCACTTGGGTCCAGTACGTTTGGACCTTTTAACTTAGTATTAAGGTTTGCATATATTGGAACCGAAATAGAAGATTATAATTTATTTAAGCAAAGATTAAGGGGCCTCTTATTTAGAAGAGACCCCTATTATATTGTTCACTCTGATATGCCAGGTAAAAAGTATGCAGTGTACTGTAATGAAAATGCTATTACTGATGTTTTTAGCAAATACGGGACGTTTGAAATTAAATTCGTCGTTTATAAAGGTTATTCTGAGTCGCTTAAAGACACATTAAGTGTCGATTTCTTAAACGATGAATGGCAGTTTGGCAATGGACTTATTACAGATAACGACATTAGTTATAGGCAAAATGGTAAACGTTTTGTCATATATAATGGATCATCTGATACTATTGACCCACTTAATCATAAGTTAATTATTCGTATTAAAGCAGATGCTCCGAATGGTTTTACTATGCATAATTATCATACTAATGAGTCGTTCACTTATTATGGTGTTTTGAAATCCAATCAAACACTAACTTTAAATGGTGTACATCCGATAATAGGTAATAATCGTATTGGTATTGATACAAATTATGACTGGATAACACTTGCACCTGGTAATAACAATATTGAAATTGAAGGCAATGGATTATCAAATGTGTATGCAGAATTTGAATTTAACTTTATTTATAGGTAGGTGAGAGTATGAAAGAACTTGTGGTTGAAAATAAAGCAGGAAATTATGCTGAGATTTTAACTGATTACGATTACGATACATTTAAGTATGAATATGAAAAGAATAATGAACGTTCAATCTCTCTCACAGCTTATAAATCAAGCGGCAATGAAGATATATTCGATATGTTAGTTAATGAAAACTATATTATTGAGAATGGACAATACTATGTTATCAAATCCACATCACTTAAATATGATAGTCAAATGATACTTAATGAAGTAGTCGCTAAGCATATTTTCATGGACTTTCAAAATCATTATGTAGATAAAGACTTATCATTAGAAACGCTTAATGACACACAGTTAGATGAAGGCAACGCACCACAATATACCTTAGACAAATACTTATCTTTCGGTTTCAAAAATAATCCACTCGGTTTTAGTTATGAAATAATAGGCGATTTTAATCAAACTGTAGCTATTTCAGAATTTGGTGGTCAAAACGGTATTGAGTTTATTGTTGCTGGAGCTGAATTGTTTAACTATATTTATTTTGCAGATAACAAAAAGATCTATTTTTATACACCATATACATTTTATAAACGTTGTCAAATACCGATAATCTATCGTGCTAATTCAGACGAATTACAATGTGATATTGTCACAACAGATATGAAAACTTATATTAAGGGCTATGGCAAAAAGAAAACAGCAGAAGAGACAAAAAACTATCAACCTAAGAAACCTAAAGACTTCAAGTTATCTGGTTCTTTCAAGAAAGAAGGCACTTGGTATTCAGAGACAAAAGAAGCAAGTTTTGCGATTAAATTTAATTGTAAATGGGGAAATGAAACACTTACTTGGACGAATAAACAATTGTCTAATGGTGGTATTGTTGATGTGTATCTAGATGATAAGAAGGTAGGAACCTATTCTCAATATAGTAAACGTTCAAAGACTAATCAAATCACTATAAAAAAAGGATTAGAAAAAGGTAGTCATTCTTTTAAAGTTGTATTTAAAGGTGGTAAATCAGGTGTAGATTATAAGAAGAAAACACCTCGTTTACTAATCGGAACAGAAAAAACAAATGTACTGAACTTAACAGCAGAACTTAAAGGAGAAGATATCTATCATGTAGTAGACGAATATAAAGCACCTACTTTTGATACGTTCGGGATGATGCAAGCACCTACTGTGTTCGATGATAATGCAACAACTAAAACACAAATACGCAAAAGCATGATGGAACAATTAAATGATAGCCCTACAGTTGAACTCGCTACAAATTATTTAGGTACTGAAGATGACAAATTTTATATCACTAGTGACGATATTGCAGAAAATAATATTGTTCGTTTTGTTCACAAACCATTGCAATTTAATAGTGATTTAAAGGTAGTTAAAATTACGCGTTATCATTCAAAAGCAAATAAACCTGTAGAAGTTGAATTTAGCAATGCAAAACAGGATATTATTGATATTCAAAATCAAATTAATTTACGTATTAAACGTGCTAACAGCAAAATAGCAAATGGCAGCTGGACAACTGATAAAAATATGAAATATGATTTCATGTCTAATGTGGTAGGGAGTGTGTTAGTGGATGAGTAAAGAAGTGCCTGCAATATTTATGCAAGATCCTAAAACAGGAGAAAATGTATATGTCGTATCTCATGTGAATTATGTAGACGGCATGCCTGATGATTTCGAGAATTATGATTTAGAAAGCCTACAGGACAATGTTTCTTCAATAAAAAACGATTTAGGTTCTGTGCAGAATCAAATAAACACAGTACAATCCCTTATTAATAATATCGTTACTGATACTGGTTGGTTAGATATCAATCTAAAAAATGGAATAACAGCATATAGCTCAAGTGAAGCACCTAAAGCTCGATTAATTTCGATCAAAGGTGTTTCTTTTTTATCGTTAAAAGGTGCTGTGAAGGGGTTGAAGGCAACCGTAACCATTGGAACTTTACCGGATATTATAAAAACTAATATAACAAATACTCAACCATTTGTTCAAAATTCAACAAAAGTAAGTAATACCCTGAACTTTTCACGTTGGCGTGTTCAAACAAATGGAAACATTGATTTAGAAGGAACTACGCAGACAACAATAGACACTAACCATTGGTTCCCTATCAATACAACATTAATGCTATAGGAGGAAAATAAATGAAACAATTAAACTTACAAAAAAGTTTAACACTCACGTTAGGACAAGATTTTAGACAACAATTGCATACAAATTTTGTTCGAATTGAAGATTTTGCAAACGAAATAAAGCAATATCAAGATTACCATAAAAGCAAAGAAACTAGCGCACATAATTCGGAGCAAATCGAACATAGTGTTAATGGCAATGTAGGAAATGCATTAAAGGATTTAGATAAACGTGTTAGCAATCTTGTGTTATCAAAAGGTAAGGACAGTCTGCAAGAAGTAAAAGATGCACGCGTTGACAATAAAGGTAATCAACATCCAACTTTATATGATCGTTTGCGTTCAGATAGTACAGAGTATCAATTAAATAAAGATAATATTATGGAAGAGGTTGAAGATGCAAAAAATACAGTTTTAGCACAAGAATTTATGTTTGATATTCCAAATCAAGCATGGCAATATCTTACAAATTTATCGCCTTTGACAAATAGTGTTATGCAATCTTTCCACCTGGATAATCGCACAGGAATTATTTATCAAACACAAGCATTTGGAAGTAATTATAAACTATCTAAAATGAAAACGAATGGACAACTATTATCTCAAATGGAAATCGTAGGTGGTGGACACGGTACGCATTTAGGCTATAGATGGATAGATGAGAAATTATGGATATACACTAATATTTTAGATAATGATGGTTATCATAAATTGGTTAGATTTACATATAAACCAAATATTAGTATCAAATACGGAGAATATGACATGGAGGAAGTATTTACAGGCCATCCAGAATTACCTTATATTGCTCCTATAATAAACGAACAAGAAGGTTTGATTTTGTTCCGTGTAGAATATCCAAAATCAGAATGGCTAACACGTAATGCACGTAATTATATAGAAATCAGAAAAATAGAAGATATCGATAATCGCATTGATAAAATATTGTACAGAATGGATATTCCTGCAAAATATAGTGATGGAGATAGTGGACAACCTATGCAAGGTATAACTTTTGATGATGAAAACATTTATTGGTATTCAGGCGATTCTGACCCAGCTATTCCAAATTTCATAACTGTTTTTGATTATAAAACTGGGCAAGAGATATATCAAAAAGAATGTAATATCGGTAAGATTGGAAATGAGTTTCCTGGTAACTTTGCTGAAGCAGAAGGCTTACAAATGTATTACGATATTGAAACAGGAAAAAAAGCTTTACTTGCGGGGGTTACTGTAGGTGCACCCAATTATCGTGCACACCAAATACACGGTATTTTTATGCGCGATGTCTATGACAAATTAACTGCGCAAGCTACGCCGGTTTTAATGACAGAAACAGGAGGTCGGACTAAAACTTATCCACTTGCTGAATATACAAAAATAAGCGACGTCATTGAACCGGGATGTTATTATTTAACTACGTCAGATACTTTAAAAATCACTGATTTTCCAGTGCCACCAGAAATGCGAGATGCAGGATGGTTTTTAGAAGTTTCGGCTTCGAATGTTTCTGGTGATACTAAACAAGTGTTGACACGTAATAGTTATGTTAGAGATTTAATGAAATTTGAACGTATGGTTTCAATTTATAGATTAAATGCTACAGATGGAAATACAACAGGTTGGAATCATGTCAAATCAAGTAGTTTAAATGGTATAGCAGAAGCTGTGCCTAGTTTTATAACTAATATGAATCAATTAGGAATTATTACTAACAAAAGATGGTATATAGATACTTCTCGTTCTAGCCAGCTTAAAGATCATCCTAATCCTGGTGTCGCTGGTTGGACGTGTGATATCGAAAGTGTAACAGCAAACACTTTTAAAATAGTATTGAACCGTGTAACTTCTGGTGCTGCAATACAGCGTTATGAAGCTTATTTTAATGCGAATAAAAACGAAAGGACTTCTCCTTGGACATTATTCCAAGGCACTACAGTATAAGGAGGATTAACATATGAGTATGGATAAAATAGCGAGTATTCCTTTAGAAACAACAGCGTATTATCAAAGTCTAACGGATTTGAATATTCAATTTTGGAATCAAGATAAAGACACAGCAACTTTACAATTTAAAATAACACGTAATAACTATCCTTTAGCATTGAGCGAAGAAAATATTAAAATTTTCATTGCACTTGAATCAAAGGATAGTTTTTTAGTTGATGATAAATTGAACTTTGTAGATGAATTGAATGGTGTTATTGACTATAAAATACCAGATGAATTTATGAAAATTGCAACAAGAGTGATAGGTCAAGTCTATGTGACTACTTTAGATGAAGAACAGGTAGTCGTACAAAGAAAATTTGCTTTTAATGTTGAAAATGACTTAATTGCAGACTTACCCGCAGAAAATAAATTGCGAGAAATTAAATACTTTTCTGATATGCGTTCAGAAGTAGCAGATATGATGAAAAAACTTAATGATGATTTTGAACATATGAATGATTATGTTACTAAAGTTAAAGAAACAACTGAACAAGGGTTGTTATCACTAAATAATTTAATATCCACAAAAGAAAATGATTATAATACAAATCATTCTAATAGAATTAAAGAAATAAATGAAAAAGGCACACAATACAGTAAGAAATTTGATGATGATAAAAAATATATTGATACAAAATTTGAAGATTTCAAAAAATCTGTGAGCAATAGTGAAGTTATTACAACTGGTCAAACTGCGAATTGGCAAAGATATAAATTGACGGAAGTCGATGGTAAAAGTACCTTTACAAATCTTAATAACGATTTAGAAAAATTAAGGAACTTAACACCTGGTTATTTTTATTGTACAAATATTCCGATTTCTGGAGCTACATCAACAGCCGGTTTTGTAATAGTGGAGATGAGAGACACTAGTGTTAAACGAATTACTTTTAGACCATATAATTCAACCGATCAATATCTCATGAGATTTTATAACAATTGGAGTGATTGGGAACGAGTTGGTATAGATCCGAATAATGTTGAAACACCTCAAAATTCACAAGCCAAAGCAAATACAGCTGAAAACAACGCAAAAGTTTATACAGATTTAAAATATTCAAAACGCCACACTGTATTATTTGAAGGGAACGCGAATGGTGTAGGAACTCCTATTAATTTAAGTGAACCTTTAGATAGTTTTATCGTTCTTTATATATACGGTGACTTTCCTGGTGGGGAATTTGTTACTTTAGGTAATCCATTAAGTACACGTAATATTAATTTGAATCTGGATAATATTGTTGGTTTAGATGCTACTAGCACAAGCACATATGAGTGCTCTTTAGCTAAAGTTAACAACCAACAACTTAAAATTAACTCGGATAATTACATGAATATTATTGACGGTTCAAGTTCAGGAGCTAATGCTAACAAGTTTACTGTTCAGAAAATTGTTGGGGTGTATAAATAGTGAGAATATTAATTAATGAAAATAATGAAATTATTGGATATGCAAAAGTTGGAAGTTTAAATAATGATTTTGAAGTTGAAGATTCTATAGTTCCTCAAAATTTTGAACAACTTTATAAGCCTAAATATTTTTTATATCAATCTAATGAAATTGTTATGAATCCACATTATCAAAATGAAAGTGCGGCATCGAATCAGACCACAAATTCTACATCAAATTTATCAAATGATGATTCTTTAAAATTAATGATCGCATCACTTCAAAAACAATCAGTACAAAATGCAATGAAAATTTTGAAGATACAAAAAGAAAATGAAACATTGAAAAATAAGTTAAGTGATTTACAAAAAGGTTTGGAGGTCACATAATATGTCGAAAAATAATGGTTTTATTTCCCCTACTTTTAATGAAATTAAGCAAATGTATTTATGGGATTGCTTAACGAACGACGACATACATTGGTATGTGGAAATGGAAGTTCTAGATACAGTTGACTATGCACTAATAACAGGTGAAAAGTATATAGACAAGCCACAAGCTTAATGCTTGTGGTTTTAAAATTTGAAAATAATGAGGTGCTAGATTGAAAAAAACATATTTTGATTATATTCACAAAGTCATTCTTTACATGGGATTTGGACTACTTATGTTCGAAAGAGGTTTCTTTTGGGCAAAAGAACAAGAAGATATATTAGATGATTCACAGTTCTATGTAGCACTTCATAACATCATGCCTATTTGGGTATGGGGTATTCTTGGTATGGTATTTAGTTTAATGTTGATCATCGCTCCTTTTTTCTTACCTAAAAGAGAAATGAATAATACTTTTAATTATTTAATTATGTTGGGCGGTGCAGGTAATGGTTTGTTCTACTTCTTAATGACATCGGCAAGTATATTTCATGCTATTAATTGGCTTACACCATTGCAATTTTCCACACTTGCAGTGCTAAATTTTATAATTTGTGTGCTTGGAGTGATAGGCATTGTCCGAAAACGATGAAAAATATGTGTTGCGACATGAATGGGAGCGTAACACAGGTAAGATTTATGAAAGAATCAACGAGAATGACAGAAAACACACAGAGGCAATTAGTAGCTTGAATAATAAAGTGGATAAACAAACGGTAATTCAAGAACAAACTTATGAATCACAAAAGAAACAAGAAAGTCATTTAGAAAAGATTAGTGATAAAATGACAGATTTCGTATCAGAAGTTAACGACTTGAGGTATGAAGTTAAAGGTCACGACGAACAAATAAAAAGTTTCAGTCAAATATTAACTAAAAAACAAACATTCAATGTGGGTATAGCTACTGCAATTGTAACAGGTATATTTGGTTTATTATCTGCAGCAATTGGACTAGCACCTATATTATTTAAGTAAAGTCGGCGTTATGCCGACTTTTTATTTTAGGAGTTGAAGTAATGGAAAATGTACTAAATTTAAATGATTCAAACGATGGCAACCGTATTAAACAGGGTGACCTATCACACATGAGGTACATCTTAACTGACGTTAATAGCGACGATTTAAACCTTAACGGTAAACCTGCAAAAGTTTACTTAACTGATTCGACAGGTGTCAAATATATCTACGATACAACAGTTAAGCAATCAGACAATGCCTATGTGTGCGATGTAGTGATCAATCAAATTATACAGGCAGGCACGTATACATTAGAAATATGGGTTGATAATCGCTATGTATTCCCATCTGACAGTAAAACGAAGATACAAGTCACTGAAAGTGTTATTGGTCGTCAGATAGTTAATGTAGAAACGCATAATTTGTGGGATGACATTTTAGCATATGGCCTAAAAAACGGCATGATTAAGCAAGACAGTGGTTCTGACTTCGTTATAGGCAATCAACCACCTACTGATAAGAATAAAATTTGGATAGATACGGGAGTGAGTAAGTAATGGCAGATGTAACAAATGGTGTATTAAAGTTTTATGATGAGAAAACGCAAAATTGGGTCGTAGTTGAAACGGAGCCAATCGCAGAGAAAGTCGTAGAAATTATGCGTGATGATTGGTTATCACATAAAGGACAACTTGAATGTTGGTTGTTGAAATATACAACTGAAGATGACGAAAATGTACCCGAACCAATCTATGTAGCTTTGCTTGTCGATAGTGAATCAGTTAAAAACTATGACAGAGATACATTAGAATATTTCTTTAAGGATTATATTAATAATTTATCAAACAAGAAAAATTTCAAACTCAATAGCTTTATTAAGGAAATGGAAGATACGAAAGTGGTTCTACCACAACAATTTAATGTAGAAATCAATATGCACATTAACGACCCGGAAATGACAATGCTTTTAAAAGAACATAATAATATCACTGATAACTCAACTGTTACTGATGTGTTAATAAATAACACAGGTTCACTCACTGCAAGCTACATTTACAATGGACATGCAATTCCAGAAAAACAATACACTCACAAAGCTAACCAGTAATGGTTGGCTTTTTATTTTATTCAAAAGGAGCATAAATAAATGACTGCAGATAAATTAAAACAATATATTGGATTATTTGGTGGTATGTTAGGAGCTTTATACCTTGCATTAAAAGCAAGTGGTATCGAAGTTCCTTTTTTAATGCCAGATAAATTAGACGCATGGCAAAATTTCGCTACGTCAATAGTACCTTTTGTAATTGCGATATATGGCGTCTATAAAAACACATATGTTATTCGCTCGCATTCAAAAGCACAAGAAGAATACTTGAAAGAAAATAATTTAAAATAGGAGTGTTATCAATGGCTACAGAGAATTGGAAAGGTGTTAAAGTAAGATATCAATTACTAACAAAAGGAACGCGCCGATATGGAGAAACAATGGATGGTGGAAAACCACAATTCATCGTTGCACATGATACTGGTAATATTAATACAACTGCTCAATCGAATGTGACCTATTATGAAAACACTTATAATATACCTTGGAATAGTGTAGCTAGCGCGCATATATTCGTAGATGATAAAGAATGCATTATTTGTATACCAACAACAGAGAAAGCTTGGCATGTACTCTATGACGCCCCTACAGATAACATTTGGTACAACAAAGACGCTAACGATGTAGCGATAGGTGTTGAAATATGTTATTTCAGTGATAGAGAACGTAGTAGAAAAGCGTTAGACAATAGTGCTAGAGTATTAGCATATCTTTCAGAGTATTGGCATATTGATTACAAAACTAGAATGCCAGGACATCAAGATATTCAAGCAGATAAACAAGATCCAGGCAATGCATTAGAGGCGTCGGGATATGGCAGAAATACATCAAATCTTGATAAGTTAGTCGCTAAATACTACAAACAAAATGTAAAGGTTAAAGCTACACCAGTGAAAGTAGAAAAAGGTGCGACATCATTTACACGTGATGAATTCGTAAAATGGTTAAAATCTACAGAAGGTAAGCAATACGATTATGACTTGTACGCAGCTTTTCAATGTGTCGATTACGCAAATGTAGGTTGGGATAAATTATTTGATCATGGACTTAAAGGTAATGGAGCGAAAGACATTCCTTTTAATGCTTATAATAAAGATAAGTTTAAAAATGAGGCTACAGTATATAAAAACACACCTAGTTTTTTAGCTAAACCAGGCGATTTAGTCGTTTGGGGAGAACAAATGGGCGATGGTTGGGGTCATGTAGCTTGGGTCGTTGAGGCTACACTTGACTACATCGTTGTACTTGAGCAAAACTGGCTCGGTGGTGGTTGGACAAGTGGACCAATCAATAATGGAACTGGTTGGGAAACCGTTACACGTCGTAGACACGAATACGACACACAAATGTGGTTTGTACGTCCTAATTTTAGTAACAAGAAAGCAGAATCTAAATTACTCAAGAAATCAAAAGAGAAAAAGAAAGAAAAGCAGATCACATGGAATTGGAAAGGCAGATTTACTACTAATACAACAATCAAAGTAAGACGTAGTCCAAGCTTGAAAGGTTCTGTAGTTCCAAGTTCTGATTGGTTATTATCAAATCAATGGGTAGACTTTGTCAGCATTACTAAAAAAGATGGCTATTGGTGGGCGAAATTCAAATATCCTACTAATCCATCATCAGGTTATTTCTACTGTGCATTATGTAAGATAACAGATAAGCAAGAAAGAATTAAAAAAGAGAAGTATTGGGGTTCCATTAAGTGGAAATAATGTGTTATATTATATATGGATTTCAATCCAGTTTAGTTAT